CTTAGTGTCAGGTGACGGATTGTCGAACGTGAACGTATTCGTTGATGTATCGACCGTTGCCGTCTGGACATTGCCCAAAGCGATGTCAAGAGACTGTGTACCGCCACCGGTTCCACCGATGGCATTGACCGTTTCCGCATAATCCTTCATTTCCGGGCGTGAAACGACCTCATCTACTACTGCGAGTTCGCCACCCATCGTCAACCCGGTCAGGGTTCCAACTGAAGTGATAGCCGACTGTGCGGCCTGAGTCACAGTAAGTGCGGTCCCAGAAGCGTTGCCGGTCAGAGGGCCTGTAAGCCCCGTCGCTGTCAGCATCCCGGTGCCAGCGTTGTAAGTAATCCCCGTATCCGTCTTAGGGGCAAGATCCCCCGTGGCAGATTCCCACAAGCCCACATAGCAGGTCGTGTCGGTCGTGTCAGCGACCGTAATGTCAGTCGGTGTTGGGGCCGCAGACCAAATCAGACCCGTCGCCTCCGTCGAGTCAGCAGTCAACACATAAGTGTTGGTACCCACGGCCAGGCGAGACACAGCGTCAGCGGCCGTAGCCGCAATGATGTCGCCCTTCACGTCAACGATGTCGTTCTGGATGACACCAGGTGTCGAGTTGACGAACGCCTCAACGTCGTCAAAGTTTTCGTTCATGTCCGCCGCGACGATTGTCGTCCCAGCGGAGAACGAGTTTGTTACAGCGAGTGTTGCCATTTACCTGAGTCTCCTTGGCGTATAGGTGAAAGCCAACGCATTGACTTCCCAATGATTATCCGACGTTGGCCCACTAACCTTCATACTTACACTCTTAGCCGTCCCAAGAGTCGGCAGATTCACCACATCCGCAGTCAACGACTGAGCAATAGCATCCCACTTCGCAACATACGCTGACGCATCATCAGCGTCATCCCACCTGGCCGTATCCCACCTCGACGTAGAAGTCTTCCCCAGGACATCCACATTGAACGAGTTCGACTGTGCCGACTTGTCGTAATCCTTGTAAATCTGGATCGGCAACACAATCGTCGCCTCCGCGGATGTCACCATCCGCGGTCGACCCCACCGTTTCTTCACAATCGGATTCTTGCCAGTCATCCACCGGGTGAAGAAATGCGACACGATATGGGCCTCCGTGGAGCCCACATATCGGTCGCTGGTACGGTTCTGTTCATCCTCGACATCGACAACGATCCCCGTGTTCGCCACACAGCCGGCGTAAACCGTCGGTGTCGAGTTCGGAGGCCGGTAAGAATACAGTGGGCCTGCGTCAATATCCGTCAACACCCAGGCACCTGTCGGTCCCAGCGTCGGATCGTAGATGAACGTCCGTCGGGTCGTCACACCGAGCTCCGTCCAGTTGACGCTGACATACACCTTCTGGTTGCCCCACGCCAGTTGCGGATTCGATGCGAACGTGATGCGTCCGTCGTCAATGGCTGGTGAAATCTTGTCGAAAGTCCAGGCGAAGTTTTCCCTGTTGTAGGAGAAGACACCCTGGTCGGCATACCAGAAGAATACCCCGTACGGGGTTGATACCGGCTGTGACAGTGGCACAGAACCGACACTGTCCGTGAGGGTAACGACCTGGAACGAGTCCGAATCGAACCCGAAAATGGCGTACACACTGTTCGACTTGAAAACCAGCAGACGGTCACCCATCGGGCACAACCCGGTGATGTAGTCGCCATGTTCACCCTTGTCGATGTCGACAAAGTCTGTTGCTGTCCACTTTTCCGGGTCGTTGGCGTTCGACCAGCGAACCCGGTACTTGTAGCCGGTACCCGACTCGTAGGTGGACGCAGCCCACGCAAAGTTGTTCCAGAACGCCACATACTGGGCCTGCGGGAAGTTGCCGGCCGACCCATCCAGGGTCACCCCCAGGTCAGCAGCCGATGAGCCATCCCACTTGAACGACACCTGGTCGTAGGACACGCCGTATGCCACATTGTTCATGGTCATGCCATAAACCCTGGAACCATCCGTGCGGGACGTAATCCCGGTCAGATCCGTGAAGTTCGATGAGGCGGAATAGGCGACCTCGGTGCCATAGTTGACCATCAACTGGCTTGTACCACCATCCGTGTGAAGCGCCCAGATACCCTTCACATCGGCACTCAGAGCAGTCGTGTTGCGCCGATCAACACCGTCCCGCATACGGATGCCGCCACGGGGGTCGACAAGGACGTTGAGAAGATCCGGTGATTCGTTGTCTGCGAGGTTGAACTGGTCGGTGCGAAAATTCAGACCACCCGTGAACGACTCCAGTGTTTCCAACTTGAACTGGCTAGGCACCGGTCACTCCCACGAGTAGCGCAGGCGGTTCGGGAGAAGAACCTGGGAACGCCACCGTGACGCATTCCGGCTATTCAACAGCACCGGCTGAGGTGCCGGCATGTCGTCATAGCGGGCTTTCAGATTGTCGAGCTCCTGGTTGAAAATCTGGAAATACTGTGCCGCCATCGTCGGATCTTCCTGCTGCTCGTAAGCACGAGCAAGTCCGTACGTTGCTACTACAATGTGGAACGGGTCGGGTAGATCCGTTGGTTCTGTCGAATCGGACACACCAGCCCCGAACGTGGTCGGCTTCTTGTACCCGCGGGCGTAGATTGTCTCCACACCGGTTGGCGTGGGATACAGGCGGACTGTTTCCCCCCAGTACGACCACCACCAAGGGGATCCCTGACCGGTCACATTCAACGGGTACACCACATCGCCCTCGTCGCGCCCGACGTAGGTTGCGACATGGTCGTCGGTGCGGAGGGCTGCGAGTTCTCGCAGACCGCCTGTTACGGCTGCTCCGACGACAGCGATGGTGTAGTCCTTCTGAGAGGCCACAGTGTTGAACGTGGTCGACACCTCGAAGAACGGCCACCGTTTCTCCGAATAGACGATCACATCGTAGCCTTCGCCCAGGAAACGGTTGAGGGTGTCGTCAGTGATGTCGGCGGTGTCGATATCCACCACGGAGCGGACATACGACCGCATGGTCGAAATGTCCACGGCTACTCCCTATGAAAAACGCACAGGTCGCTGCCCGCAGGAGGATTCCCTTTGCAGGGATCCCCGCTGCGGGTCAGCGCGCTGCACTTGACCGATTCCGGGACAACGGGTTCGCTGTTCATCGGGTTGACTTGCTGGACGTTGCGGGAGGCTCCCACGGTTTGAGGCCGTGGTGTCGAATCCCGATAATGGTCGCCAGCGGGCTGCCCGTATGGGCGTGAGCCAGCCTTGTGAGCGTAAGCGAATCCTCGTCCCATCAGGATCAGGTGACTGAGTGCATGAAACCCTGTCGTGCGCGGTTGCTGCACGTCAACTGTCCATAACAGAGCAACTGTGAGAACACAGCGTCCTGGTTGGTTGGGCGCACAAACGGTGTCGGCTTGAACCAGACATCGGTGTGAGCGACCAACTGCAGGTATTTGGTGTTCAGGAACACCACCTGACCAGAGGCACACCCGTCATCGAAGGTTACGGGTGCACCCTTGAACAGCAGGTTCTGGAACCCGCCGTCAGCCATATCGGTATCCGTGTACCGAATCTGGCCCTCTAGGAGTGCCTCGTACTTCTCGTACAAAGCCTGCGTAGTGACGACGATAGTCGGCTGGTCGTTACCAACCGAAATGGTGTTATACACGTTAGCCATGCTGGTTACAGTGAGTGCAGCACTCAGATCAACCTCAGTGGACTTCCACCAGGAGTTGCCTGCCGCAGTCGGGTCGATTCCACCAAGGGTCACACCGGTTCCGCCAACAATGTTGCCTATGCCGTTCCAGTCCTTGTTGCTGTTGCCAGTGCCGTCAGCCCAGAACATGGTGTTCATGTTCTCGATAACGGTTTCCTGCGTCTGGAAAATCTTGCCTTCCAGCAGATCAATGATCTGTGCTTCACCGTTGTTCTTGGCTTCCTCGATACCACTGATCGTCACCGTGGCGGCGTACTGCCCCCACGAATACTCAGCAGCACTGATGCCTGTCTGGGCCGTGATGTCGATGGTGTCTGTGCCGCTGTACGAGCCGGCGGTTGAGTTGGTCCCGTAAATGATCGGGACGACGATTTTCGCTCCACCACTGATCCGACGAATGGTCTGGCCGTTCGTCAGAGCGTAGAACAACGGCCGTGCACTGAAGATGTTATCTGTCAGTTTCGGGATGTAGTTCTTGAGAGTGGTAGAAAGAATCTCATCAAAGTTGCTGTTGCCAGCCATGATTCTTTACCCCTTAGGTCTAGGTGCCGTGTTGTTTCTTGGCCTGGGCGAAAGCCTCACGAAGTGACATCGGTTTCTCCGCTGTCGTGCTGGTGACTACACCAGCCTGTCGTGAAGTGCCGCTCTCCACCGTAGCGCCACGCTTAGACTCGGTCCTTTCCCGGTCCTCATGCAGTCTTCCCGCATAAGTAGCCAGGGAACCGAAGTTCATGTGAGCGTACGCCGCTTCCAGG